CAACATAAACAATCTCATGTATTATATATAACAGAAGATTGTAAATGGAAAGGTAACTTAGTAGCCTTACCAAACAACAGAGTAAGGGCTACAAGTCCTGCTCTTTGGGTAACAGGAGATGGTGCTCCTGACTTCAAACCTTCACAATGGACACACTCTGCTGAAGGACATGAAAGTTACTTAGATCCTGCAATAACTTTTGATAACTTATATGAAGATTAATGGCATTATCAGGTAGCACAAATTTTGAACCAAATGTAACTGAGTTTATAGAAGAGGCTTTTGAAAGATGCGGTATAGAGCTCAGAACTGGGTATGATTTAAGAACTGCAAAAAGGTCTATTAATATCATGTTAGCTGAGTGGGCTAACAGAGGTCTTAATCAATGGACTATTGAGCAAACTACTCAAACAGTAACAGAAGGAACCAATAGCTACAGTTTAAATTCTAATGTAATTGATATTTTAGATATGGTTGTTAGAAGAACAACTAATTCTGTAAATACAGACACTAATATGAGCAGAATAAGTAGAAGTGAGTATTTAAATATCCCAAACAAAGATACAAAAGCTAGACCTAATCAATTCTTTTTTGACAAGCAAACAACACCTGCAATAAAAGTTTATCCTACACCAGAAAATTCTACAGACGTTTTGGTTTTCAATAAGTTAGTTAGAATGGATGATGCTGATACTGCAACAAACACAATGGATTTACCTTTTAGATTTTATCCATGTTTTGCAGCAGGTCTTGCTTACTATATAAGTATAAAAAGAGCTCCACAAAGAACAGCAGAACTAAAAGCAATCTACGAAGAAGAATTTAGAAGAGCTGCTGACCAAGACGAAGATAGAGCTAGTTTTAGGATAAGGCCAAATCTAAGGAGTGTCTAATGGCTTATGCAAGTGGTAAATTTGCATACGCTTTATGTGATAGATGCGGGTTTCGATATAAGTACAAAGATTTAAGAAAAGAATGGAATGGTGCTAAAACTTGCCGTTCTTGTTATGAAGAAAAACATCCTCAATTAGAAACTACTAGAAATGTTATAGATCCAGAAGCTTTGTATGAAGCTAGACCTAATACAGATAGGGAGGTTGGAAACGGTAGGGTTTCAACTAATAATGATTTAGTTGGTAGAACATTTGTAGGCTTTAAAACAAATGTATCTTTGGGAACTTTAACGGTTACAGAAAATGATAGTGGCACATCTCAAAACCTAAGCTCTCAATCAGCTACAACAAGTTTAGGATCTGTTTCAGTAACAGGTAATATAGGAATTAATGTTTCTATATCTCTTGACGGAGCTACAGCTTCAACAGGGGCAGTAATTATTAATTCAAATATAACTACTTACTTAGTAGAAGTAGCTTCTTACCTAGGTTCTAACAAATACTTTATAGATAGTCTTGTTACTCCTACTTTAACTTTATCTGAGGGAAACACTTATATATTTGATCAATCTTCATCAAGTAATGCAGGACATCCTTTAAGATTTTCTACGACATCTGACGGCACACATAATAGTGGCACAGAATACACTACAGGAGTTACAACAAATGGAACGCCAGGAAGTTCAGGAGCATATACTCAAATAGTCGTTGCTTCAGGAGCACCTACACTTTACTATTATTGTACTAACCACTCAGGTATGGGAGGTCAGGCAAATACTCCTTAATTTGATATAATTTAATTATGACTTTATCTGAATTAAAAACCTTAATACAAAATTATGTAGAGAATGATGAAACTACCTTTACAAGCACTTTAAATGACATTATTAAAAATGCAGAAGAAAGAATTTTTGAATTAGTGCAATTTGATTTTTTTAAAAAAAATGTAACTGGTGTTTTAACTACAGGTAATAGATTTTTAACAGCACCATCAGATTATGTTTTATCTACTTACTTAGCTGTAAAAGATAGTAATGGAGATTACACATATTTAGAAAAAAAACATTCATCTTTTATGCAAGAATATTCTGTTGATCCAACAGATGCTTCTCTTAGAGGGAAACCTTTATACTATGCTGATTACGACAAAGAATTATCTACAGCATCTGATAATGGCTCAACCTTAGTATTAGCACCTGTACCAGATAGCAATTACGCAGTTGAGTTGCAATATGTTTATAAACCAGCTTCCATTGTTACAAACACAACAGGCACCTGGCTATCTACAAATGCTAGAAATGGTTTGTTATTTGCTTGTTTATCTGAAGCTTATTTATTTATGAAAGGAGATGCTCAGTTGCAAGAGCAATACGAAAGAAGATTTCAAGAGGAAATATCAAGATTAAAAAATAGAGCTGAAGGCAGAGGAAGAAGAGATGAATATCGCTTTGATTCTTTGCGTTCTCAAATAACCTAGAGGAGGTAAAAATGGAGAAGATAGAATCCCTAAAGGGCAAAACCGTAGCTATAGTAGGCATGGGGAGAAGTTGGCATGACTACAATTTAGCTAAATCACATGGCATACACTTTGACGAAGTTTGGGCTATAAATTCTGTTGCAAGTGTAATATTTCACGATAGAGTTTTTATGATGGATCCTCCATCAAGATTTTTAGATAGTGATGATGCGGGAGGTCAAACTGACACTATGCGAAAACTTTTACAAGAACATGACAAACCAATATATTCTTGTATTACAGACGAAAGATGCCCGACTGTAGTTGAGTACCCAATAAGAGAATTAGTAAGAGATACGCATTGTTATTATTTAAATAATACAGTCGCTTATGCAATAGCTTTTGCTTATTGGAATGAAGTAGCAAATCTTAAAATGTTTGGTATTGATTTTAGTTACAAAGGTAATTTGCACTTTGCAGAAGCTGGTAGAGGATGTTGTGAATTTTGGTTAGATAAGTGTATGCACAAAGATATTCAGGTAGAAGTTGCTAACAGCTCTGCTTTATTAGATTCAAATGAAGATGCTCAGGATAAATTGTATGGTTACCACAGACTAAAAGATCCTATGGTTGTTGTCTTAGACGAAGAAAAAAAATTAAAAGTTTTAAAGAAAAGTGAATATGAATCTTCTATAACTAGGCCAGAAAGAACACCTATTATGGTAGATAGAAATGATCCTAATGTTCTTGGAGAGCCAAAAAAATGGTAGATGAAATAACGCCAGGAGTTTCTTTTGAGCTTGGCTTGGTCGAAACTAAAACCACCAATAATGGAGGTCATTCTCCTGAATTTTGGGCGGAAAGATTAACAGAAAAAATTGTTGGATATTCTGAAAACAATGAGCCACATGTAAAAGAACAGGCAAAGGCTTTTAGAGATGTAATTTACAAAGTTTGTTTAATTTACATAAAAAATGCTATAAAATCATATCAATCCACTTTAAAACAAGATTTAATTAAAAGTGGAGAAAACGAATTAGCAAAAATTATTAAATAAAATTAAAGGTAAATCATGGCTATTACTTCCACACTAACCTCTAGTTTTAAGAAAGAATTACTGCTTGGTAATCACAATTTTACCAATAGTTCGGGAGATACTTATAAACTAGCTTTATACACAAGTTCCGCTACATTAGGGGCAACTACCACCTCTTTTACTACAACAGGTCAAGCAAGTGGTACTAACTACACATCTGGTGGTGGTACTTTAACTAATGTAACTCCAACTATTAGTGGTACAACTGCTATAACTGATTTTTCAGATTTAACATTTAGTACAGCTACAATAACAGCTAGAGGTTGCATGATCTATAACAGTTCTGATTCTAATAAATCTGTAGCTACTATTGACTTTGGCGGAGATAAAACTTCGACTGCTGGAGACTTTACAATAGTTTTTCCTGCAGCAGCAGCTAGTACGGCTATTATCCGAATAGCGTAGGGGGAGAGCATGGCTCTTGTCCTAAATGATAGGGTAAAAGAAACCACTACTACTACTGGCACAGGCACAGTAAATTTAGCAGGTGCCGAAACTGGTTTTGAAACTTTTGTAGCAGGTATTGGTGATACTAATACTTGTTATTACACAATAGTTCATCAATCAGCAGATGAGTTTGAAGTAGGTCTTGGCACAGTAGCAGACGCTTCTCCAGATACATTGGCTAGAACTACAGTTATAAGCAGTTCTAATTCTGATTCCGCAGTTAATTTTTCTTCAGGAACTAAAGATGTATTTTGTACATTACCTGCAAGTAAAGCTGTATTTCTTAATAGCTCTGCTGATATAAATCTTGCGGATAACACTAAAATTTTATTAGGAACAGGAGATGATTTACAAATTTATCATGATGGAAATAATAGTATTATTTCTGACTCTGGAACAGGTAGTTTATTTTTAAGAGGAACAAACGAAGTAAATGTACAAAGTGCGATAGGCTCTAACTACATGAAATCAACTAGTGGTGCAGGAACACAAATTTATTTTAATGACTCCGAAAAATTTGCAACTGTTACAGGCGGAATAAAAGTTACAGGAAATATTGAAAATGCTTCTGGGGATATGACGATTGATGTAGCAGGTGATATTACTTTTGATGCAGGTGGTGGAGATATATTACTAAAAGATGACGGAACTTTAGTCGGAACTATTGGTGGTTTTGCAGGTAATAATGTAACTATTAAATCAGAGGTATCAGACGGAGATGTAATTTTTCAAGGTAATGATGGTGGCTCTGGAATAACTGCACTTACTCTTGATATGTCTGATGCAGGAAGAGCTATGTTTAATGGTTCCATTGATATTGGCGGTTCTAATATTACAAGAACTGGAGATTTAACTTTAGACGGTTCTGGGGATTTAATTTTAGATGCAGGTGGCGAAAATATTAAGTTTTCAGATGATGGAACTGAAGTAGGGCAGATTGATATGGGTTCTCAGAACTTAACATTTAGGTCGCAAATTGATGACAAAGATATTATATTCAGAGGCCAAGATGGTACTTCAGAAATTGTAGCTCTCACGTTGGATATGTCAGAAGCAGGTGCTGCAACTTTTAATGATAATGTTACAGCTTATTCAGATGAAAGACTTAAAGATAATATTGAAACTATAGAAAATGGTTTAGATAAAGTAGAACAATTACGAGGTGTTACTTACACCAGAGACGAAAAAGAAAACATAGGTGTTATTGCTCAAGAAGTAGAAAAAATATTACCAGAAATAGTATTAACTGCTGATGATGAGATGGGCACTAAGTCTGTAGATTACAGCAGATTAACAGCAGTATTGATTGAAGCTGTAAAAGATCTATCAGCCAGAGTAAAAAAATTAGAGGATAAATAATGGCTACTCCTAGTTCAGGTGCTATAAGTTTGAATGATATGCACGTTGAAGTAGGTGGATCTTCTGGATCTACAGTATCAATAAATGATTCCGATATAAGAGCATTAACAGGCAAAAGCTCAGGTGCTACAGCTTCTTGGAACGACTACTATGGTAAAGCAAAAGATTGGAGTTTTTCAATGACTGTTGGTGCTACAAATGTTTATAGTTCAGGAAATGACTATGTAGCAGCTTCAAATGTAAGATATAAAGGCTACAATGATGGAAGTGCTAGTTTTAGACCTAGTGGTACAAGTTATGGTTCTATGACTGATTATGCAGACTCTGATTTTTTAGGCGGACAAACTATAGATACTTTTAATGTTTCTGGAAATAGCGAAGTTACTACGGCTCAAGCAACTACAATGTTGTTTGCGACTGATAGCTCTTCAGCAACTGTTGCTAACAACGATACTGCATTTAAAAAAGTTACTATAAACAGTAATGTTTACAACAGAAGTGATGCTACTTATTCAGCCGCTGCTGGAGATAGAAGTCAATGGCAATGGTCTATAACCCAAACTGTTGCAAACGATAATACTTCTGCTATGACTCCTTTTACTGCTGTAGGTAACTCTTGTTCTATTGTTTTTAGTAGAAACCCATGAGCAAAATAAAACTAGCAAAATATACAGAAGAATTTGGAAATATAGGGATAAATCCTGACGTTGATGAAAAAGACAAGCCGTTTAATAGAATATCTTTATGGGTAAAAAATCCAATTACAAAAGAAAATTTGCGTTATGAATGGAACAAAGCAGATAGCGGAATAATTCTTAACGAAGAAGATGATGGCACTTATGTAGAAACTAAAGATGTCGAGTATTATCAAAAATTGTGGGAAGCAAATACTTATCAAGATTTTTTAACTTTTTCTACTTTAATACCGCCTACAGAAATAGATAAATATAATATTGAAAATAATATGGCTGTTCCAAAAAGCACAAAGACTTATGATGAAGTTTATGTAAATAAAAAATTAGTAAGATCTGATTACAACATAGGATTATGGCAATCTGATAAGTTGATAGAAGAAGTAGAAAAGGTATTTGGTAAGGATCAAGAATGGAAAAAAAACAGATTTAATATTATTGGTACTTATCAAGAGCATGATGACGCACCTTTAAGACCGCCATACACAAATGTAAAAACATATAGTTGGTATAATGTTTTTACAGATGTCCCAGAAGATATTCTAGAGGAGTTTAAAGTTCCTGATGTGGGCTACACATACAAAGAATGGAACGCTATAAAATACAATACAGTAACAGGAAAAAAACAATTTAAGTTGGTTATAGCAGATACGGAACATACAAGTAATTATCAAAAACACCCTAACACTTTTATACCAAGACCTGAAGTTCCTGTTTATGCACCATCAACTTTCTTTTTTGCAAAAATTTTTAATCAAGATGGTACAGAAGCAGATGAGTATGACGTTTTTTTTACAACCACTAAAGATATTATGAAAGAATTTTGTAAAGAAAAAAATTTAAATTTTCCTGTTCCAGAAAACAGAGAAGATGATTTTATTTGGATATACGGCTTAGTTTATGATAAAAAAACTTTAGAAATTAAACAGGTAAAAGGTTATATTCGTTATCCTACAGACCAAGGCGAATGGCTATAAAGTTAGACACAAAAAAAATAGACAAAAAATTCTACAAAAAAGTAGAAGAAGAAAAAAAATTACGCAAAGAATTTAGAAAAAAATTTTATAATTAATTATGTTTGGTAATAGTGCATTTGCAGAAACTCCTTTCGCAGCTCTTGGAGGGGTTGACGGAAGTGTAAGTGTAGATTTAACTGGCCAAGCTGGCACAAGTGCTGTTGGCTCTTTTACTTTTATAGCAAAAGCAAATGTAACGCCTAGTTCTCAAGTTGGTACATCAGCTTTAGGCACAATTACGCCTATTGCTAAAGCTATAACTTCTTTAAGCGGAAATTTATCTACAAGTTCATTAGGTACTATTTCAACAGATGCTGAAGCAAATGTAACTCCAAGTGGTCAATCAATAACAAGTGCAGTAAGTGGCGTAGGTGTAAATGGAAGTGTTGTAGCAATTTTACCAAGCGTTTCAGCAAATGTTGGTTCTGTAAGTGTAAGTATTACGGCAAAAGCAAATGTTTCAATACCTTTGGCTGATGAAGGAGAATCTGCTTTAGGTACTGTTGTTACTATATCTAAATGTAATGTTACTCCAACTACTTTAGTAGCTACTGGAAATGTAGGATCTACAACTCCAAAGGGTTTTGCAAATACAAATTTATCAAGCCAAATTGGTACAACATCTTTAGGAACGCCTAGTGTTTCTATAAGTGTTTCAGTTTCTTTAAGCGGAGTTGCTGTAACTGGCTCTATAGGAACAGTTACCCAAAAATCATCAAATAGAGTATCTGTATCAGGTATAGCTGCAACTGGCTCACCTGGATTACCAACTTTTATAGGTAAAGCTAATATTTCTGTTGTTGGAGTAGAATCTATTGGTTCTGTAGGTACAGTATTAGTTTGGTCAGATGTAGATCAAAGTCAAAGCTCTAATTTTAATCAAACTACTAATACTCAAACGCCTAGTTGGTCAGGTACAAATGAAGATCAAAGTTCTAATTTTAGTCAAACCACTAGCACACAAACACCTAGTTGGTCGGATGTAAATGATTCAGAAACGCCTTCTTGGGAAGAAGTAGCTTAAAAACAATAATTTAATTATAATTTAACAGAGGTTAAAAATGGCTAGTTCATACGAAAACGATTTAAGATTGGAGGAAATGGGTACAGGAGAACAAATTGGTTCTTGGGGTACTACAACAAATACAAATTTAAGCTTGATTGCAGAGGCTTTTTCTTATCAAACAGAGGCAACTTTTAGTTCAGATGCAGATGTAACTGCAACAATAGCTGATGGAGCTTCAGATAAAGCTAGAGCTTTTTATTTAAAAGTTACATCTTCAGGCAGTTTGTCTGCAACTAGAACTTTAACAATAGCTCCAAATACTTTATCTAAAGTAATTTTTATTGAGAATGCCACTTCAGGATCTCAATCTATAAATATATCACAAGGATCAGGTGCAAATGTAACTGTAGGAAATGGTCTTACAAAAGCATGTATTTTAGACGGGGGTGGTTCAGGTGCTGTAGTTTATGACATGTTTGATAAAATTGATTTAGGTGCTAATGCTAAAATTAATGGAGGTAGCTTTGGTATAACAGCTTCAGAAGCAGTAGCTTTGACTAACAAAACCATAGACTCTGACAGCAACACTATTACTAATATTGTAAATGCTGACATAAAAGCTGCAGCTCAAATAGATGCTACAAAAATAGCAGACGGCTCAGTAACAAGTACAGAGTTTCAATACATCAATACACTTTCATCTAACGCACAAACTCAAATAAGTGCAAAACTGAATGCAGCTTTACCTAATGATGCTTGGATTAGTTCTGCTGATGGAAGGCAAAGGCTTTATTTCACTACAAACGCTAATACTGTAATGCAATTTGATACTCAATGGAGAGTTGATAACAATTCAGGCACTACTATGTTAAGTTGTGATACTAGCGGTAATTTTGTAGCTACAGGTAATGTTTCTGCTTATTCTGATTTAGCACTCAAAGAAGATATTTATCAAATTGAAAATGCCTTAGAAAAAGTGAAAAAATTAAGAGGCGTACACTTTACTCGTAAATCTGACAATACAAAAGAAATTGGAGTTGTAGCTAACGAAGTAGAAAAAGTAATTCCAGAGCTAGTAGATGAACATCAAGATAAAGATTTAGGTGTAGTAAAAACTATGAAGTATGCAAATACTGTTGGTTTGTTAATTGAAGCGGTAAAAGATTTAAGCGACCAAGTAGAAGAATTAAAAAATGTCTCTAGCGACTAGCGGTTTAATAACTCTTGACCAAATACATCAAGAAGCAGGTGGTACAACCACAACGGCTTGTTCTATAAACGACCAAGACATAAGAAATTTATATGAAGCTCCTGGCAAAACTATAAATAACACTCAAGGAACTGCAATAGATTTTGGAGATTTTCATGGAGCTTCTAATGATCCAAGAATAACTTTGACTGGATCTCCAAGTTTGAGTGGCACTTTAACTATTCAAGAAAACTATGTGTCAACCTACATAGTAAATACTCAAATAACTACAAGATATAACGGATTTGTTGCTAGTAGTTATTCAGGAGGAAGCGACACAAAAGGAGCTTGGTTAAACGGTACTGAAACTTGGATGAATGTAGGAGTAGAGGCTTTTTATTGCTATAGTACAGGCCCTTTTTTAGGTATCTACGACACTAATACTTATTATCGTTTTGTAATAGATAAGCCAGTTACTAATGCTGGTTGGACTTCTATTTCTTTATATCATCCTTACAGTAATTATAGTAATCCTTATGTATTTACAAGAGCTTCTGCAAGTTATTCTTATAGCCCATCACAAACAGGAGTTACAATTTGGGGGTGGACTTTAGGGGCTGACACCAATTATGCTTATAATAATTTATTACTTGGCTCTCCTAGAGTTAATGCTGCTCAAGGAACAAGCTATCAAACTTTAGTAATAGCATGATATATTAGGAGGTATTATGGAAATTATTATTTGGCTAGGTCTATCTTTAATTATTGCAAAAGCACTATTAAAAGCTTTAGCTCCTTATACTAATAGGGCTTTAGATGAAAAATTAAAAGAATATTGGGATAATTTAAGGAGTTATTTTTAATGGCTAGATCAACTGTTAACGAAGTTGACAAAAGGCTTTCAGCACATGAAGCTGCTTGTGAACAGCGTTGGCGAGAAAATTGGAGAAGATTGGAAAATATTGAAAATGGCATAATGTCTTTAAACAAACTGATTAGAAACAGTTTGATTTTTTCTCTTACTATATTTTTGGGAATTACAGGATTTCTAACAAAAATTATCTTTTTTTAAATGCAAGAACTTTTAAATCTGTTAAAGCTTCACGAAGGCTTTGTAAGTCATTGTTACGATTGTAGCGAAGGCTACAAAACTATTGGCTTTGGCAGACTTATCGATAAAAAATTAGGCGGAGGTATTACAGAAGAGGAAGCAGAATATTTACTAAAAAATGATGTAAATAAATCTGTAAGTGTTTTACAAAATAAATTAGATTTTTTTTCAGAACTATCAGAAGTAAGAAAAACTGTTTTAATTGATATGTATTTTAATATGGGGAACAGATTGTTTAAATTTGAAAAGACACTTGAGCATGTTAAAAACAAAAATTTTACTGAAGCCGCAGAAGAAATGTTAAACAGCAGATGGGCTGGCCAAGTTGGTCAAAGAGCTGTTAGGCTTTCCAAAATGATGGAGTCTGATGAATACCCTTTTTAAATATGACTCGCCAAACAGAACGGATTGGAAGATCAGGCGAATACGCAGTCGCTAGTTTTCTAAGTTTAGAAAGCGATACCGTTCATGTCTTACCACATAGTAGTCATGCTGACATAATATTTGAAATAAATGACATTATGTATAAATGCCAAGTAAAAACTTGTTCCAAAAAGAAAATGTGTCATAAAACTCACAAAAGAGTAAATTGGTGTTTTGACATGCGTAGAGGGGCTAATACAAAGCTTAGAGACTATAAAAAAGGTATGGTTGACCTTTATGCTTTTTATTGTTTGGAATACAATACAATAGTATTTAAAATTTTTAAGGACGGCAAAAGAACAAAAATAACTTTTAAAGACTCTCTTATGAAAAACATAAATTCAAAAGAAAGTTTATATGATGCTCTTAACAAAATAAAAGATGGCTTTAATCAAATATAAATTTAAACCTGGCATAAATAGAGAAGGAACTTCGTATTCTAATGAAGGAGGTTGGTTTGATTGTAATTTAGTTAGATTTAGAATGGGATTACCTGAAAAATTTGGTGGTTGGGCTAAACTAATAAGTTCTACCTTCAAAGGTACTGCACGTTCTCTATTTAATTGGATTGCTCTTGATGGTGCTAGATATTTAGGGATAGGAACGCATTTAAAATTTTATATACAATCAGGATCTTCTTTTCATGATATTACACCTATAAGAAAAACTGTATCAGGAAGTGTAACCTTTACCAAAACAACTAATGGTTCTAGCTCAATAAAAGTAACTGATTCTGGACATGGTGCTAACCCTGGCGATTTTGTAACTTATAGTGGTGCAAGTAGTTTGGGTGGAAACATAACCGCAGCAGTTTTAAATCAAGAATATCAAATACAATCTATTTCAACTGCAAACGGTAATGAATATTTTATAAATGCAGTTGATACAAGTGGCAACGCTGTAACAGCTAATTCAAGTGATAACACTAGTGGAAGTGCAAATGCTGAGTACCAACTTATAACAGGCTTAGATGTTTTTGTAGAAGGTACTGGTTGGGGTTCTGGTGCTTGGAGTGCAGGTGGTTGGGGATCATCTAGTCCTCTTTCTGCTTCTAACCAACTAAGAATTTGGTCGCAAGATAACTACGGAGAAGATTTAGTTATAGGTGTTAGAGGAGGAGGTATTTTTAGATGGGATGAATCTTCAGGTACAAACACAAGAGCTGTTGAATTAAGTACAATTACTGGAGCAAATTTAGTTCCAACCAAATGTATTAAGGTTTTGACTTCTGAAACAAATAGACACTTAATAATTTTAGGAGCAGATCCTATAAGTGCAGGAGCTCGTACAGGTACTTTAGATCCTATGTTAGTTGCCTTTTCTTCTTCAGAAGATTTATTAGATTTTGAACCAAGAACAACAAATACCGCAGGTAGTGTAAGGCTTTCATCAGGTTCTCAGATTGTTGGTGGAATAAAAGCTAGGCAAGAAGTTGTTATTTTTACTGATACTTCAATTTATAGTATGACAAATATAGGGCCGCCTTTGGTGTTTGCTATTAACTTAATTGATGAAGCTGCTGGATTGATAGGCCCTAATGCTTGTGTAAATGGACCAGAGGGTGTTTATTTTATGGGTAAAGATGCTTTTTATGTTTATAAAGGAGCAGTTAGCGAATTACCTTGTACTGTAAAAAATTATGTTTTTTCAGATTTCAATACAGCACAAGCATATAAGACTTTTGCTTTTACCAACAAACAACACTCTGAAATTGGTTGGTTTTATCCTAGTAGTTCTTCTCAAGAAAACGATAGATATGTTATTTACAACTACCAAGAAGCAGTTTGGTATTACGGACAACTTACGAGAACATGTTGGTTAGATACAGGAGTTGTGTCTTATCCACAAGCTACTGCTAATAATTATTTGTATCAGCACGAAATTGGTTTTAATGATGATGGTAGTGAAATGCAAAATGTATTTATTGAGTCTGGTGATTTAGATATACAAGATGGAGAAAACTTTTCTTTTTTAAAAAGGCTAATACCTGATGTTAAGTTTCTTACAAACGATAGCTCAACTAATGTAAATATAGAAACTAAAGTTAGAAACTTTCCTGGCGACAGCCTTTCTTCTGTAGCAACTTCAACTATCAGCCCAACTACAAAACAATCTCATATAAGAGGTAGAGGAAGGCAAGTGGTTTTTAAAATAAAATCTAATGATGGCGATTCAGGAAATGATGGAGTTGGTTGGAGATTAGGAGATACTAGATTAGACATACAGCCTGATGGCAGAAGATAATGTCCAAATTGTTCAAAACAGCTTTGCCTTTTGCTACAACCGAAGTTTCTCCACAACTTTATAATAGACTAGTAAGAATACTTGAATTAAATGTTGGTAGCTTTGATCCTGATAGGACACCACACTTTACACAAACTGAATTAAACACTTTAGATTTTCAAGAAGGTGATGTAATATGGAATACAACTGTTGGCTCTTTACAAGCTTATTTAGGCAACAGATTTGTTCAGTTAACAGAACCAACTGTAAAAAGTGCTGGTTTTGAACTGCTTGGCTCAGTAGGTACGTTGAAAATAGACGTTAAACTTAGTGGTGGTATTAAAATAGAGTTGTAGCCCCACTATTGCTTATAATAAAATAACAAGATGAATGAACAAATAACTGGTCTTGCAAGTTTAGGAAGATACGAAGATAACAGAATAGCACACGTTGCTGATGGGGAAATGATTGTTCCACCATTAGCTATTTCTTTAGCTACAAAAAGGCAAATATTCAGAGACATGTTAAATCAGGGTATTAACCCTGCTAATTATATTGTGGGTAGCTCTATGGGCATCAACCCTAATTCAGGATTGCCAGAGTTCTTTTTAAAAAAACTTGTAAAAAAAATAATAAAACCAGTAAAAAAAGTAGTTAAATTTCAAACAGGATTAGTAAAAAAAGTAGTCAAAAGTAAATTATTTAAAAAATTAGCACCTTACGCAGGAATAATAGCAGCTCCTTTTACAGGTGGATTATCTGCTGCCTTAATAGGTGGTATAGGTGGTTTGGCTTCAGGAAAAGGTCTTAAAGGTGGAATTTTGGGAGCTCTTGGAGGATTTGGTGCTAGTGCTGCTTTAGGAAAATTAGGACTTACAGCTTCTGCTATTAAAGGGGCTGGTGGATTAGGTGCTGCTTTAAAAGCTGTTCCTGCTAAATTAGGATTAGGTAGTGGTGGTATTAAGAGTTTATTTGCAGGTAAAGGCGGTTTAGGTAGTCTTTTAGGAGGCGGAAGTGGAACAGGAGGAATAACAAGTTTACTTGGATCAAGTCAAAGTCCTTTTATGACGTTAGCAAGAAGCGCAATATCAGGAGATTCTAATCCTTTAAAAACTCTTGCATTGAGCAGAATGGGTAGATCAAGTAATCCATTAGTAAGAATGGTAAGTAATGCTTATGGTCAACAAGTAAGCGATCCTAATGATTCAGACGCAATAAATCGTGAGTACGATCTTTATAATGAAAATCTCATGAAACGATTTTACGACCAACAAATGAAAAATGCCGCTGCCCTTGCAGCTCCAGCAGGAGCATTAAGTTATTACGCAGCAAAAAAAGAAGCTGACAATCCTTTACAAGATGTAAGAGACACTATTAGACCAGATTTAAGAATGGCTGATGTATATGGTCAGGGTGGATTTGATTTAGGATTTAAAGGGTATTCTGAAGGCGGAGAAGTAGATGATGTTGTGGATAATTTTTTAAGCCAAAGTAGGTTTGGAGGAAATGAAATTAAAACTTTTGTAAAAGGAAATCCAAGATTAACTGAACGGTTAAGAAGTTTAATATTAGCTCCAACACTTAGCGATATGTTAAGCCCTGATGAAAAAATGGCTATGGCAGAAGCTTACGAGAGAGATTTAAGAGAAGCGGAGAAGTTAGGCTTGATACAATTAGCTAGTGGGTACGACTATCTTCCAGCTAGAAAATTATACAACAATCCTTTTAGACAAAAAGGTTATGCTGAAGGCGGAGAAGTTTTAGATATGAGATTTGGTGGGGAATCTATTGGACCAGGAACAGGAACTTCTGACGACATACCAGCTATGTTATCTGATGGTGAGTTTGTTATGACTGCTTCTGCTAATAATGGTATTGGCGGTTACAAAATTACCAAAGAAAAAGACAGTCTAACTTTAATACCAAGTGGTAAGCCAAATAGAAAAAAAGGTGCACAGAATATGATGAACCTTATGAAAACTTTTGAAAAATACAACGAAGGTAAAGCATAATGAGTTACGGCATACCTACACTAAGACCTGGACAATCAGTATCTGATGTTATAGGAGATCCTTATACCCGAAGTTTATATTTTGGCACAAGCACTACTCCTGGTTTTATAAACCAACTACAACAAGTTGCTAGAAAAAGATTTGCTGAACCTCTTCCTGAGTTAAAAATAGCAGACCTTACAGATTTAGAACAAGCAGGATTAGATAGATTAAAAAGTGGTATTGGTGGTTACGAAAGATTTCTAACTTCAGGTGAAGATCAATTAAGTGCAATAAGAAATCTACAAGATCCTTTTGCTTTCAGACAATTTGAAAGTCCTTACCAACAAGCAGTAATTGATCAAGCTACTGAGGATGCAATAAGAGGCTTTGATATGTCTGAGAATCGTAGAAGGTTTAGAGATTTACAAACAGGCGGAGAATCTGCTTTTGGTTCAAGAGCAAGATTAGGTGCACAAGATAGAATGGAAGAATTTAGCAGAGGTTTGACAAAAGAACTTGCAGGTCTAAGACAAGCTGGCTATCAAGACTCTTTGCAAAGAGTCCAAGATCAAATTAACACAAGAAGAAATCTATTTGGAGACTTCAGAAATCTTGCAGCAGATACTCAAAGATTATCTCAGTCAGGAATCCAAAATATTATGAGTATAGGTAGCACTCCTAGAAGAATAGATGACGCTAGAAACTTAGCAGCTTTCAATAGGGCAACTTTACAAAGAAATGATCCTTTGGCTGTTATGCAGGCCTTGAGTCAAATTTTGCCAAATTATTCTCCATCTACAGCTACAATAGATTCGCAATACGGCAGGAGGCCAAATCCTACAGCAGTAGGTTTGGGTAGTTTTTTAAATACTTTTTCTCAATTTATGCCTAACTTAAACACATTTGCTAGACAACCTATGGAACCTAAAGTTTATGGTCAAAATCCTAACAATCAAAACAATCAACAAAATAATCAACCACAAGCTCAAACTGTTCCGCAAGAAGCTATTTCTGTTTATAATCCTCAAAACAATTCGCAAACACAACCTTATGGATATTATAATCCTGCTCCTCAATATGTTTTATAATGGCAATAACAGATAGAGAAATGTTTCGACAGACTTCATATAGAAGTCCTGATGTTACTGTAATTGGTGAAAGCGGAGGCGGAGTCAGGCCAGAAGTAAATATAACGCCTCCTACTTCTGAGATAGATATTGGTGGTTTTGATCAGCCAGAGTTTGATGTCAATCCTATTATGGATGACATACCTACAGAAACTCCTGAGTTGACTACAGATTTTGGACTTGGAGAAAACCAAATCAAACTTTCTACTGGTGAAATTATTACACTTGATCCAACGTATCTATCAAATATAGTGAACAGTAACTCTTTCTTTAATTTAGATATTTATGGAATGTTAAATAGTCCTGATGTTCTTTTGGGTAATAATGTAGAGAGAATAGTTAGTGAAGCTTTAGAAAATAGAGGGGGTTCAGAAACTTTATTTAGAAATCCTATGGTGCCTTATAGAATGGCTAAAGATTTTTTTGTAGAAGGTGGTGAAGAGCTTATGAACTTGTATCGAAGATTAGGATATATGGCACAAAACAATCCTGATTTTGTAGCAATTTACAATCCTGAAAGAGCTAGAGAGTTAAGACAAAAAATTGCTAGAGATGAAATTGATCCTTTTGTAAAAATTGATGATTTTTATGTATCACCCATAGCAGATGAAGATAAAAATCTTGGAGAGGCTTTGCAAAGTGCCTTCAGAAGTAAAGAATCTTTAGATAATCTTTTTCGAGCAGCTCAATTACAAAGCGAAATTGAAGATTTAGATAAACCTAGTCAAACAGACATGGAATCTGATGTATCTGAAGTGTTACCTACAGAAGAAATAGCAGCTAACACTATTGAAACTCAAGAAGATCCAACCATAGTTGCTGATGATATTGATACACAAGCAGACTTAGAAAGAAGAATCAAAGAAGGTCAATCTCAAATGGCTATAGACAAAATAGATAGAGAGTCTTTAACTGAAAAAGAAAGAGAAGAAAGGATTAGAGAAGATATAGACGAAACTGAATTTGAAGTAAGTAAAGAGCAACAAGATAAGTTTTTTGCTGATGAACAAAAGTACATAAAAGATTT